GGGAGTATATCACAAGAAAGGAGTGAGTACACATCAAAAAGAAATTATTAATTATCCCGATAGTTGCAGGGGCTGTTTTTCTCTCTGGTTGCAAAGGGAAACTGAAAGAGGGAGAAATTTACAATAAAGAATTTATTCCTGCACATACAGAAACAGTTCTGATCTCTACAGTCCGAACTAACGGAAAAACGTCATATACAACTGTAATACCTTATGTGTATTACTATTCGGATTCTTATGAAATAGATATTCGCGATTACAATGAGGAAGAAAAAGAATATGACACAGCTACTTATTATGTAACTGAGGAAGTATATAACCAATGTGAGATTGGAAGTATTTTCAAATATGAAAAAGGCCGGGATTTTAATGAGATTCCACATACTCGTGAAGAAGCAGATTCTAATTAGAAGCAGAAATGTGGAAAACAGCATATCTTAACATGGTGAATGCATAAAAAGGAGGTTTACTGATGGCAGTAATCAAAACAATCAAAAAAGGGTCTGGGGTAATCAGAATACATGATGATTACTGCAAGGATAACACACCTGAAGACAATCAGAGAATTGTAGATGAGTGTTCAAGAATCATCTTGGACTACTACAGAAGAAAAGAAGCAAATTTGACGTGAGTGCCCCGGAGGGAGCTGAAACCTCCACCCCGGAGCCGTAAACCACTAAACCAATCTTAGCGGATTACAGGACAATCATATCATTTCTTCCTGTATTTCGCAAGAGAACAGGAGGATTTTTTATGAAGAAAACCGAGGGTAAAAGCACAATGGACAGTGCAAAGATAACAAGCTTTGAAGATTTTGAAAACTTCTACGCAGTAGAAGTCGTAAGAGAAGCCAAGAAACAGACACAGAAATGGTTCTGTGCATGGGGAATTACCATGGCAGCATTGATTCTTTCAAATGCAGCGTGGGTATTTCTTAGATAAAAGGAGGCATAAATGAAGAAATATCGTAAACGAGAAGTTCTGATGTCAATAGTAATCGGGATCCTTTCAACATTTCTTCCAGTATGGGAGTGGACAAACGGACTTGATCGGATTCTGACAGCGGCAGTTATAAGTCTGATTCTGATAGGAAATTTATGAAAGGAGAAAAAATGAACAATGAACGAGGAGAAAATTAAAGAATTATTTGAATTGTGTCTGAGAATTTCAAGTGAAACAACGGCGCATGTGAATTTTGACTATACGGCGTGTGACGACATATCCAGAGTTTATATTTATGTATTTAATGATGCAGGGGAGATCGTAAAGCATTTTTCAGTGTGCCAGTTTTACGAATTTCCGTCTGAAGCTGGAAGTTTTGAGGGTGCGAAGAAATGTCTTCTGGAACTGCTTATTAATGGGAGGTGTCCGTTAAATGAATCTTGAAGAATTAAGGCTTCTTCCAAAATGGGATATGGTACTTGCAGTGAATGTCCTCTTGGAGGAACTGAACAAGCGAAATGTGCCTATTGTTGACTGGGAGAATTCAGATATGTTTATCGACCATCTTGAGTATCACGCCGCTGATTCCATTCAGAACGGCAAGACAGTTCCGGGCATGGGAGATAAGTCAGACGCGATCTATTGTTTTTTTAAGCAGTTAAAGGAGCCGGTCTATGAACGAGAGGATACAGGAAGTACTGAGACTGATTGATGTTCAGCTTGCACTTGCTCCAGACAATCCAATAGAGGAGCAGTATAAGGCGAGAACGTTGTCAAGTTATGTGCAGACTTTAAATGGGCTTTTGACAGCTCAGAAATCATATAAGGAGGAGAGTATCAGTGAGTGAATTTGAAATCCGTATTCCGGCAAGGAAGAAGCAGCCTGCAACCGATAAGGATAACCCAGTTGTGAAAGTATCAGCAGTTGCATACAACGCACTGGTCGAAATCTATAACGAATCAACCTTATCCATGAAGGATATCGCAAGTTTGCTGATTATTGAAGGCAGTAAACATGTGGTTTATGACAAGGAGGAATAGCAATGGCAACACCAGTATTAATCATTGGAAAATCTGGTTCCGGCAAGAGTACCAGTCTTAGAAACTGCCAGAATGAACACTGGAATCTTATTAGAGTATTAAATAAACCACTTCCGTTTAAAGGCAAGATTGACGGATGGTTTACAGATGATTACCAGCAGGTAATGAAGTGCCTGATCGCATCAAAAGCGGAGTCAATCGTAATTGATGATGCAGGATATCTTATCACAAACCACTTTATGCGTGGACATGCTTCTGCCGGAAAAGGCAATGCGGTATTCGCTCTGTACAATGATATTGGAGACTATTTTTGGAATCTTATCCAGTTTATTGTCACGAAAGTACCTCAGGACAAGATTGTGTACATGATGATGCACGAAGAAAAGGACGATTCCGGAGATGTGAAGCCGAAGACTATCGGCAAGTTACTTGATGAAAAGATTTGCTTAGAAGGTCTTTTTACAATCGTTCTTCGTTGCATCGAAGAGAGCGGCAAGCACTTATTTGTCACTCAGTCCAGTCAGGGAGCAGTAAGCAAGTCTCCGATCGGGATGTTTGACAGTTTGACTATTGATAATGACCTTGCAGAAGTGGACAAGGTTATCAGAGACTACTACGAATTAGGAGGAACAGACAATGCAGAAACCAAATAATTACGAAAACACACAGGCATCTGGAGAATTTACACCTATCAAATTAGGTGGTCATATCCTTGAAATTAAGGAAGTTCTTGAAACGCAGAGCAGATCAGGAAAACCAATGTTGAAAGTATCTTTTGATTTTGCTCAGAATGATTCTCAGGCAGGATATTTTGTGGAATCATTTAGAAATGATATCAGACCAGACAAAAGATGGCCGTCAGCAGGAACAACGTATATCATGACAGAAGATCAGGACGGAAACTGTTCAAAGCAGTTTAAAACATTCACGACTTCCGTTGAAAAATCTAACCCTGGCTTTTCTGTAATCTGGGGTGATAATTTTGGACAGTGCTTTAAAGGAAAGGCTGTTGGCGGAGTGTTTGGGATTGTAGAAGAAGAATACAACGGAAGTACACACAAAAATCATAAACTCAGATGGTTCAGAAGTGTGGATGGTGTGAAAGATGCAGCTATTCCGGAAGAAAAATTGCTTCCTACTTCTTCAAATCAGAGTTCTATGCATGAGCCTGGTTCAGACGGATTTATGAATATTCCAGACGGAATCGATGAAGAATTACCATTTAACTAAGAGGGTGATTTAAATGGATATACAGATTGATTCCAGAGAAAAAGCCAAGGCAATACAAAAAATCAAAAAATCATTTGATCAGGGCGGAGTCAATTATTTTTTCAGCAAGCTCATGGTGGGGGATTATATGAATTTGGATAATCCCCGCCTGATAATTGACAGAAAGCAGAATTTGCAGGAATTGTATGGAAATGTCTGCCATCAGCATGAAAGGTTCAAGAAAGAACTTATAAAAGCTATGCAGACACATATTCAGCTTGTAATTCTGGTAGAACACGGATCAGATGTGAAGTGTCTTGAAGATGTATATTTCTTCTATCAGCCGGAGATGGAACGCTTTCGGTATGTAACGCGAACAATTGACGGAAAACAAATCAAAACAAGAGAAAAATACATACAGAAAGAAATTAAAGGAACTTCTTTGTTTCGATCTTTATGCACAATTAGAGACCGGTATAATGTACAGTTTGAATTCTGCAATAAAAAGGACACCGGAAAACGAATAATGGAGATTCTGTCGGATGGACAAAGAAACAATTAAACAGCAGAACAGCATGAGAGATGTTCTTTCCAGATACGGAATGATTCCGAACAGAGCTGGCTTTATCAGTTGCCCATTTCATCCCAGTGACCGTACTGCTTCATTGAAAATTTACAAAGACAGCTATTATTGTTTCGGTTGTGGTGCAACAGGTGACATATTTACATTCGTTCAGAACATGGATAATTGCGATTTTAAGACAGCTTTTACCATACTTGGGGGAACTTACCAGAAACCAGATTTCTCCTCCAGAATGGCAATATATCACGCTCAGAAGCAAAAAGAAATGAGAGAGAAAGCAGAGCGGAAGAAAAACGAAGAATTGCAGGAATGTTTGTCCGATATTGACTTTTACAGGTCTATTCTTGGCAGAGTAAAGCCATTATCAGATGGCTGGTGTGAAGCATGGAACAAATTACAGCTTGCATTATATAAGCATGGATTTCTAACAGGATTGGAAGAAGGTGATTAAAAGTGGAAATGATAAGCAAGCTCACGAAGGATTCTATTCTGGACGAAGAAGTGTTTGACGAGATATTCAGTCAAGAAGACGAGATATACAAGGCACGTCTTACGCTGACTCTTCTGGACAGAGCCAAGGAGCTTGGCGTAAAGAAAAAATTTGAGGATTTGCTGAAGGCTTATACGAAAGTACAGAAGCAAATGATCGAGAAAGAGAAGAACAATAGAACAGTGTCTATGCTGGACCAGTGGACTAATTTCTCTGATTGTGAATATGACAGAATGAAATGTCTTAACTGGATAGCAGATGATGACGGAATCAGAATATCAAATACGAATCCAGGATCACCGGATATTATAGCTTGTTATCACCCTATTCTCCCAATCGAACGAATGAAGAATCTGGAGACCGGGGAAGAACAGATAAAGTTAATCTATAAGAGGAATAATAAATGGTCAGAGGTTATTGTTCCAAAAACCATGGTTGCATCAGCCAGTAAAATTGTGGGCTTATCTGCGCTTGGCATTTCAGTGACTTCTGAGAATGCGAAGTTCCTTGTCCGATATCTGTCAGATGTAGAAAATGCCAATGATGATTATATCAACATCCAATATTCTTCCAGCAAAATCGGGTGGATTCGAGATTATTTCTTACCCTATGACAAGGATATCGTATTTGATGGCGATATGAGATTTCGGCAGTTATACGAAAGTATCAGTGTAGGTGGCAGCAGAGCAGAGTGGTATGAACATGTAAAAAGGGTTCGTGCTACTGGAAGAATCGAACCAAAAATCATGTTGGCTGCAAGTTTTGCAAGCATTCTAATCAAACTGGTCGGTGCTCTTCCATTTTTTGTAGACCTCTGGGGGGAAACTGAGGGTGGCAAGACCGTAACGCTTATGTTGGGGGCTTCTGTCTGGGCGAATCCAGGTGAATCTAGGTACATAGGAGACTTTAAGACAACAGATGTGGCCTTGGAAGCTAAGTCTGATATGCTAAACAACTTACCGCTGATTCTGGATGATACCTCTAAAGTGTCGGCTAAAATCAGAGATAATTTTGAAGGTATTGTATACGATTTATGTTCCGGAAAAGGAAAGAGCCGTTCCAATAAGGAACTAGGAGTTAATCGGGAGAATCGCTGGCAGAATTGTATCCTTACTAACGGTGAACGTCCGCTTGCCGGATATGTCAGCCAAGGCGGGGCTATTAACCGAATTATCGAGGTCGAGTGTTCTGAAAAGATTTTTGATGATCCACAGCTTACCGCAGATACCCTTAAAAAGAACTACGGATATGCAGGAATCGATTTTGTGGACGCAGTCAAGGAAATGTCCATTGATGATATAAAAGCCCTGCAAAAGCACTATCAGGGGCTTATACAGGACGATGACAAGATGCAGAAGCAGAGCATATCTATGAGTATTATTTTGGCAGCAGATAAGATTGCAACAGATCAGCTATTCCATGATGACCAGTACATTGACATTGAGACAGCAAAGAGCCTCCTGACAGAGAAAGAAATGGTGTCTGAAAACGAACGTGCTTACTGGTTTGTGGTTGATAAGATTGCCATGAACGGAATTAAATTCGATGATAACCCAGATATTAAGACAGAAAGATGGGGAGCTATTGACAATGATCCGGTAGAGAAGACGTCAACCGCAATAATCTATAGCGCAGCGTTTGATGATCTGTGCAAAATTGGAAAATTCTCCAGAAAGGCATTCTTGTCATGGGCTGTCAAGAAGGGGCTTGTGGAAACCGACAGCAGAGGTTATCCGACCAAAGCGAAAAAGCTGGACGGAATCGTCACCAAATGTGTGTTCTTGAAAATTGTAGATGAAATTCCAAAAGGATTCGTGAATTGTAATGATGATTTTGAGATTACGGACGATATTGTGTTTGATTAATAAACAATTCGTTCAAAAGGTAACCGGGTAACCTAGGTAACCTTTGATTCTGCATATATATATTTGAGTATTTATATACACATATTGAGTATAAAAGTTTCCCTATATGAGGAAGTCAGGGTTACTCGGTTACTCGGTTACCATGCAGTAAAATCAATGGTTTGCGGATTTTTGAACGGTTACGTTTCGGTTACTATCGGTTACTCATAAAGAAGGTGAATAATGAAAGTAGAAGCTAAAGATATTCCGATCATGCACAAGTTCATGCCAGAGTTTTGGAATGCAATAAAAGAATTTTACAATGTGAAAAATGATGATGAATATTTTGGTGCATTACATAAAAAAATCGAGGATTTATATGAAATCTATCCAGACAGTTTGGCAAGATATCTGTCTTTGGCCTTTTACAAATGGGCTGCGGATGTGTCAAATGGAAAATGCAAGGTATGAATGAGGTGATAGAAATGCCATATAACACAGCAAGAAAGTATTATGAAGGTATCCAGACAAGGAAAGACGTGTATCTGTACATCATAAGATACTTGAAAGAACATGATTATCCGCCAAGTATTCCAGACATTGCAGCAGGGCTGAGCATATCCAATCATACTGTACAGAACCACTTTGGAGAGCTACTGGAATGTGGATTGCTTGAGACAGACAACCCCGGTGCGCCACGAGCGTATCGAGTGGCAGGATACAAGTTCAGAAAGGTGAAAGAAAAATGAGTAGCAAGTTAAAAGTCAAGAAAAAGACCAGATTTCCTGTTCAGACTTCTAATCAGGCAGCTCATGCGTTTGGACGGGCTATGCAGAACTGTTATAGACAGATAAAAGACGTAGAGCAGCAAGCCTACGAGGATGGATTCACTGTTGGTGAAGATTGGAGTAACACGATCAACACTGTTACAACAATGATGGCTCTGAGGCGTTTATATGGCTTTTCTACGAAACGATTGCTGGATGTGGTAAGAACTGCCAATGAGTACGTTGAAATGGCAAATGAGGGCAAAATGAGCGTTCTGAGTATGATGCAGGACATTGAAGAGAACACAGATGTAAGATTTGACGAGATGAATAAGAACCTGGTTAAGAAGATGGGAGTTTAAAATCATGGAGGACTGCACAATAGCGTGTCAGTTGCTTACATGGGGAAAGTGAGGATGGAATGACAGAACAGGAAAAGAAGGAGCTACTGGACGAGTTAGAAAAACGTATGGACGAGAAATACAAAGGTTGTCTTACCAGAGAAGATGTTGCAACCACATTAAAAGCACCGAGAGAAAAGTGGTTTAGAGATGAGAATGGGAACGGAAGAGATTCTCTGATGACGGATGCTTTTGATTCTACCATTATCGCATGGCAGGTTTGGGAAACAATCAGAAAATTAACTTGCGTCGTGTGCGGTAAACAGTACGTCAGACATCTTGCAAATGTAGAGAATGCAGACGAGATTGCAGAGGAACTTTGCCAGTTTATTTATGACTTGAAGATGGATTTTAAGAAACAGGAGGACACGAAATGAGAAAATACACAATAAATCTTCCAAGAGGACTGGAAGTAGATATTTCTAATTTGCCAGAGGACTTCAAAGAACAGATCGAGCAGGCGTTCAGAGAGTATACATCTGGAACAGCAAAAGCGTATATGTACGTTGACAAGTTGGGATTCATTGACCGTTGCGTGGAATATTTAAACGGTAACGAGGATTCAGATGATGTTGTAAATACACTGGTTGAAGAAGCAATGATTTCTGAATGGAGAAACAATGGAGAAATCATCAAGGAAGATGATATATACTGTATTGATTTTATGGAAGATTGCTACAGAAAAGGCAATGAAGATGCAAAACTAAACTCACATTTTAGAACTGACGATCATCATATTTACGACCAGATTCAGAAAGTTCTGGTGCAGGTAATTACAATTGTAATGAATTATCAGGATTAAGGATGACGCAAAATGTTAATCAGAAGTCAGAATAAAATAACACTGGTAAAGTTTGAAAACATTGTTGTAAATATCAATAACATTAATGGTAAAGAAATTATTTGTTGGAGCCAGATGAATCCAGGAGAAGATGAGTATATTTCATTGGGTCATTATTCCACCAAAGCAAAAGCCATGAAAGTACTGGATATGATTCAGGAGGCTTACATGGATTACAAATCCGGTGAAATTATTGGCAGTGGGTTGGCAGGATCAGCATACACAGGAAGCTATGATACAAAAGAAAGTGTGGCACATGGAATTGCTGTATTAAAAGGCTATGGAAATGAGGTAAGAAAATCAATCCTGTTTCAGATGCCAGAAGATAGTGAGGTGTAAGTATGAACAAGACCAATATTGGCTCTTTGAAACATGGAGATGTTTTCCAATATAAATGCGAAATGTATAGAGCTGGACATGTAATCGAAAATACAGATGGATATGTTTCTTGCACAAATATCAAAACACGCAAAGTTGAAAGGATTTACATAGATACAGAAGTGGAGGTGGAAGTATGAAAAGATATGAAACAACAAAATTTCTTGGTCAATTGATGGAAAAAAGCTGTTTTTCCGGCCCAGGTAAATACTGGGCTAGAGAAGTAAGCCTTGATTATGGCTACGCAGCAGGAAAGCCAAGAAGAGTAAATTACATGCAGTTTATTCCGGAAAACCAGTGTTCTATCTCATCAATCGAAAAAGGAATATTTACATGCTATGAAATCAAAAGCTGCAAAGAGGATATTTACAGCGGAAATGGATTAAATTTTATTGGCGAAAAAAACTATCTTGTAACAACAATGGAGTGCTACAAAGAGATTTTACCTGATTTAAAAAATGGAAAATTTGCCCAACATATACGTGAGAATTTTCCAGAATGTTACGCGGAAATAGGTAACATGGGAGTAATGGTTGCAGTTCCGTATCAGAGAGATGTTGCCGAAGAATTTGAAAACCCAACACCACTAGATGGAGATGTGGAAAAATGGAGATTATCAGTTATTTTGAAGTGTGGACACAATGGGTCAAGAAAAAGATCCATGACAGAACTGTTGTTTCACATGGTAAGAAGCTGGAATTGAGAAAGGATGGAATAATATGAGCCATATCAAAGACAGATTATCGGATTATCATGATTTCATGAAGAAACTTGCGGATGGCCACCAGATGGTTTTAGCAAGTGATGTTCTGGAAATGATAGAACAGATTAAGGATGATCTGGAACAGGACGAGAAAGAAAATGGTTGGATTCCAGTCAGTGAGAGATTACCGGAAAACGGAACATATATCACTACTTTAGACGGAGAGCTTGTCGGACAGGAAGAACCATTCACGGGAATGTGCGGTATCGAAAATGGAAAATGGGATGATGAAGACTGTGTTATTGCCTGGATGCCACTTCCAGAACCATATAAGGAGGACGAGCCATGATTACATTCTTATTAGGGCTTACACTTGGAATCATAGTCGGAGTGGTCGGTCTTGTATGCGTAGCGATCATGTACGATAAACACCACCCAGACGATTAGAAAGGAGAACAATATGCTGACAAGGAATAAAAAGCTGAAAGACTACGGTATTCCGGCAGAGGACATTGAAAAACTGAATACAATGCTGAAAGACTTCCCGGCAGAGTACGGCTACCTGCTTTCCGGTGCCGCCTTGTCAGCTTGTCCGAAGAACACGGTGATAGCGGATATGGTTATTGAGAATATCCTACACCGGAAAAGTTACAGAAAAATCAGCAGAGAAAGATATATCCCGATGAACCCGAAAGACTTTTACGGATACAGGCGCAAGACCGTCGCTGTACTGTATGAGAGAATGCGGTTGTTGGGAGTGTGGGAGGATGAATAAAAAAATGTGTCTTGTATGGTTGGCGATTATATTTATTTGTTGGATTTTAGGTGCAAAAATATCAGATATTAATGTTGCAATGATAGCAATATTCTATATTGGCGATTGTATTTCTGACCTTGCAAAAGCAATTGAGAAGAGGAGTGAAAAATGAAGTTAATTGATTTAATAGCAGTAATTGACGACGATCCTGAAAGCGATATAAAAATTCAGATATGTCACCCTGGAAGAAGCTGGGAGGATTACGATACATTCAATGCCGGTTCAAAGCTGCTGAAACCATTTTACGATTTAGAAATAAGCTGCCTTTCGGCAATAGAAACAGATGTGATCAGAGTTGATTTGAATTTTGACAAGAAAGAAGGCAAAACAGATGAGTAGACTGATTGATGCTGATGAATTAATTAAATACATTAAAATTTGGGAAATCGGGACAAGTATTAGTTCCGACCAGAAAGAGTTTATTGATTGCATTAACAGACAGCCGACAGCATTTGATGCGGAAAAAGTTACGGAATCGCTTATTTCATCTCCTCCAACTTCTTCTCAGCTTCTTCACGAGTGAGGAATACCAAATCATTTTATGTTAAAAAGTCAGATGTAATAAAAATCATGGAAAATAATTCTCACATGATAGAGGTATTTGGAGTTAAAAAGAAAATGATTGACGGATTCGCAATGGGTTGTGATTTCGCAGATCTGGAAACTGTCAGTATTGAGGAGGACGATAATGAGGATTAACATGAAACCAGAAGAAGCAAAAGACATATTATCCGATATGAGAGACCAGCATTTATGTTTCATTGAAAGTTCTGAAAACAAAGATGAATGGCAGAAAAAATATCTCAAGGAAGCATGGGCGTGTGATTCCGGAGCAAAAGCATTGGAAAAGCAGATTCCATGCAAACCTGAAGAATATGTTCCAGATTTTCCGTACAATATATTTTCCACTCAAAAATGTGCGAAATGCGGAACACCTATTATTGGTAAAAAAATAAGCAAGTACTGTTATGAATGCGGGCAGAAAATTGACTGGGGAGAGGAGTGATTAAATGGATTTTAATACAGCAATGGCGAAATCAGTAGCATGGGCCAGTACATCATTTGCCGTAATAGCGGCACTCAGTTATACAAAAGAACCATTATGCTTAATGGCATTAGTTCTTCCGCTGTTTGTTGGATTACTTGCACATTAATGAGAAGGAGTTGATAATCATGTTGGACAATCCTACATTAGAGAGTCGGTATTTACCGGCTCTTTTTTAGCACAAAATTTCTCAAACATGTACCACAACTTTTCCACCAACCTATGATAGAATATACTCAGAAGTGTTACTATGGGGTTTTATAGCTTAATTCAGAAAGGATATGATTGGATGTTGATAGGATGGCAAACGAGGAAAATTTAAAACCATTTACAAGCAATCAAAGCCGTGAGGAAGCCGTGAGAAACGGACAAAAAGGCGGTATTGCATCTGGATATTCTAGGAGACAAAAAAAAGCCCTTTCTGATTATGTGAAAATTATAGCTGAAAGCCCTGCATCAAGTACTGCAAAAAAGAAACTTGCAAAAATGGGGATTGCTGACGAAGACGCAAATAACATGGCAGTCGTAGCAACTTCTCTGTATAAAAAAGCGGCAGATGGAAATATACAGGCTATCGAAAAATGGGAGCAGCTAACAGCAGCTTCAAAAGACGATGATGAAAAATACGAACTTCCTGCCAGAGTGCTCGGCAAGGCATTCGTGGACATTAACCGACAGATTAAGCCCAACATTGAATATGTATTCGAGGGCGGCCGAGGCGGTCTGAAATCTTCATTCGTAGCTTTTAAGATTGTTGAACTTATCAAGAATAATCCTCAGATGCACGCCTGCATTACAAGACAGGTGGCTGGTACTCTGAAAGATTCTGTATATGCCAATATGAAATGGGCTATCAATGAACTTGGACTGATGGAAGAATTTGAATGCAAGGTGTCACCACTTGAGATCAAGTATATTAAGACAGGGCAGACAATATACTTCCGTGGTCTGGACGATGAAACCAAACTGAAATCTATTAAGCCGGAATTTGGATATATCGGAATCCTCTGGAAAGAAGAAAAAGACCAGATGAAGGGAGATGCTCAGGAACGTTCTGTTAATCAGTCAGTACTTCGTGGTGGCGATGAATCTTATGATTTTTCATCATACAACCCACCAAAATCAAAATCAAACTGGGTAAACAGGATCAAGCTCACACCTAACCCGAAAAGAGTTATTCATCATTCGAGTTATTTGGAAGCCCCGGCGGAGTGGCTTGGACAGAAGTTTATTGACGATGCAGCGCATCTGAAAGAAATCAATCCAGAAGCCTATGAGCATGAATACCTGGGTGTTCCAAATGGTGACGGCGGAAACGTATTTGAATATCTGGAGATTAGAGATATTACAGATGAAGAAATCGTCCGCATGGATCGTATTTTCGCTGGCGTAGATTATGGATGGTACCCGGATGCCTTCTGCTATCTCCGAACTTATTACGATTCTGCTAGAGAGAAAATATATCTGATTGACGAATTGTATGTAAATAAATGGAGCAACTCCAAGACCGCTGATTGGATCAAGAAAAAAGGCTATGACGATTATACGATGATATGTGATTCCGCGGAACCCAAGTCCGTGAACGACTTCCGGGATGCCGGACTTCCTGCCAGAGGAGCGATCAAAGGGCCGGGAAGTATCGAGTATGGTTTTAAGTTTTTACAGACTAAGACACTTGTCATTGACCCGAAGCGGACACCGAACGCATATAAGGAAATCACAGAGTATGAGTACGATCGGGACAAAGAGGGAAATGTAATAAGCGGTTATCCTGATGGAAACGATCATGCAATCTCGGCACTTAGGTATGCTTATGAGCCGTTATTTAACAGGAGGGGGTACAGTGCATAAAATGTTAGATAGGTACTTTCCAGATAAAATAAATAAATTCTTAAGCATCGGTTTAAAAATATATGGATCATCCGACATTAACGAAATCTTAAAAGTTGTAGAATATGAAGACATTATTGTGCGAGATACTCCTGTAAGATGGATGGATTTTAAAAGGTAGATTAAATGGGACTTATAACAACACTAAAAAGGTGGTTTAACATGATTTTCAAAAAACAAGCCGAAGAGGACTTTAATATCCAGGCAGCAGAATTTCCAGAAATGGAAGCACTGATTAACCGGTGTGCGAACATCTACAGGGGCGTACCGGAATGGCTAGATGATAAGAATAATATCAATACGATTAATTTTGCAAAATCTGTCTGCTCAGAGACAGCACGGCTCGCAACACTGGCGATCGGCATTCAGATTGACGGTTCTGCAAGAGCTACGTGGCTACAGGAGCAGATAGATAAAGTATATTTCCAGATCCGGCATTGGGTGGAATATAGCTGCGCTTACGGAACAGTGTTCATTAAGCCGAACGGCGAGAGCCTTGACGTATTCACTCCGGCAGATGTGATGATTGTGGATTACGACAATCAGGAAATCAAAGGGATTATATTCAAGGATTCTTATACGGTTGGGCGGAAATACTATACACGGCTTGAATATCATAGATTTGTTGAGACAACAGTGGACGGAGTGACAACCTATCCGTATTATGTTTCCAACAGAGCCTATGTGTCAAAATCTCCTCAAAGCATCGGAGACAAGATTGACCTTAAACAGACCAAATGGGCTGACCTTATGGCAGATACGCCGCCGATACTCAAGACAAACGGTGAGAAGCTGGACGGGCCTCTGTACGGAGTGTTGCGGACGCCACAGGCTAACAATGTGGATATTAGTACGCCACTGGGACTTCCAATATTCGCAGAAGCCATAGAAGAATTAAAAGACCTGGACATTGCATATAGCCGAAATGCAAAAGAAATCCTTGATTCTAAGCGGACTGTTCTAGCAGACGATCGACTGCTGATGCCAGGCGGCTCTCCTGTTTCCGCTATGACGCCACAGGCAATGGAACACAGATGCTCAGAAATGAGTTTGCCAGATTATGTGAAAAACGTATTCGGACAGGACGAGAAAGAGTTCTATCAGGAAATCAATCCACAGCTCAACACAGATACCCGTATAAGCGGTATAAATGCCCTTTTAAGCCAGTTGGGATATAAGATTGGATTCTCCAACGGGTATTTCGTTTTCAATGAATCTAGCGGCATTCAGACAGCTACAGGAGTAGAAGCGGAACAACAGAGGACAGTGCAGTTCATCAAAGACGTTCGAGACAAACTGGAATCCTGTCTGGACGAAGTTATTTATGCGCTGAACGTTTACGCTGACTTGTACGGACTTGCCCCCGTCGGAGCCTATGAAGTCAACTATGATTTTGGAGACATTCTCTATGTGCGCGAAAACGACCGTGCGAGATGGTGGCAGTATGTGACTACTGGCAAGGTACCGGCGTGGTTGTATTTCGTGAAGTTCGAGGGAATGACGAAAGACGAGGCGGTAGCAATGGTCAAAGAAGCTCAGCCAGACGAACCGAAACTGTTTGGAGATGAATAGTTATGTTAAGCCCAGAATATTTACGGCAAATTACAGAGGGCAGTGAACAAATTGCGGAAGAACTGCATCAGTATATCATCTCTGAGATCGTGTCGAGAATGGTGGCAAGAATCGGCAGAGGTGAAGATTATATTCTGACTAATGCCGATGCGTGGAGAATCAGAACACTACAGGAATCCGGTGAACTGTTAGAGGACATTCTGGCAGAATTATCCAAATGCACCAAACGTGAACAGCAGGAACTTCTTGAAGCGTTTGAAGATGCCGGAATCACTGCTCTCGATTATGATGATAAGATTTACAAGGCGGCAGGATTAAGCCCTGTGCCGCTCGAGCAATCCCCGACTATGATAAGGCTCATGGAGCGAAATATGCTTGCGACTATGGGAGAATGGCGGAACTTCACAAGGACAACTGCAAATGTGGCTCAGGCACTGTATATCAACCAATGTGACCTTGCATATAATCATGTAATGACTGGAGCAGTTGGGTATACGCAAGCGATTAGAGAAGCAGTTAACAATGTTGTAAGCAATGGCGTTACAGTAACATATCCATCCGGCAGAAAAGATACAATTGAAACAGCGGTTGCGCGCTCTGTTAGAACTGGAGTCGCACAAGCGACTGGAGATATTTCTATCAAACGAATGGAAGAAATGAACTGGGATTTAGTTCTGGTCAGTGCTCACATAGGAGCCAGAACAGGTGACGGCGGTGAGAATCCGGGAAATCACGCATGGTGGCAAGGAAAGATATACTCTCGTTCTGGCAAGAGCAAGAAATTTCCGCCGTTCTCATTGACCGGATACGGAACAGCAAGCGGACTGTCAGGAGTTAACTGTCGGCATAGCTTTGGGGCAAGTGACGGGGAATTTAATCCTTATGCAGAACTATCAGCACAGGATAAAGCCAACAAAGGCAAACAGTACGAAAAAGAACAGCGACAACGTACTTACGAGCGAAGAATCCGCAAAACAAAGCGTGAAGTCCTTGGAATGCAAGCGGCGGTTGATAACTGCAAGGACGAACAGGCAAAATTCGCATTACAGCAAGACCTTGACCAGAAGTCTTATCTTTTACAGAAACAAAATGCTGCATATAAGGACTACTGCAAGCAGAATGACCTAAGAGAGCTGCAAGACCGACTTATGATAGCGAAGTGGAACCGCCAGAATGCCGCAAAAGCCAGAGGAGCGGCAAAGAGATATAAAACAGCAAAGGGGATTGACTGATGGACAGATGGGAATATTATAATCCAAATCCTGTTAAGGACAAGAGAACAGGAGATTGCGTTGTCCGGGCAATATGTAAAGCAACCGGCTTTGATTGGGAAACGGTATTCGCCGGATTAATGATACAGGCATGCACTCTGTCAGATATGCCATCAGCTAATTACGTTTGGGGAGCGTACCTCTACAAGCATGGGTACAGACGCAAACTGATTGAGCAATCAGAACGGTATATCTATACAGTCAATGATTTTTGCGCAGACCATCCGACAGGCACGTACATTCTCTGCATAGATGGTCATGTAGTGACGGTACAAGAGGGCAAATATTTCGATACATGGGATTCCGGAAATGAAGTCCCAGTATATTACTGGGAAAAGGAGTAGCTAAATGAGCATATCAGAATTTGTACAAGTATTCCTCTCAATTTGCGGAGGAGTGTCTATTGTCGGAGGAGCAGTGGCTGTAATCATTAAGTGGATTACTCCAGCATTTCGACTCAATAAGCGAGTTGAGACACTGGAGGAACACGATAAGCGAGATTACGAGAGTCTTAAAAGGATTGCGGAACGTGATTCATTGATTCTGGAAGTATTATCGACTATGTTGGACAGTCAGATCAGTGGAAACAATATTGAAGAATTAAAAAAAACAAAACAGAAGCTCACAAATTATCTTGCACAGAATCAGCGTTAATTGCATTAATAAGGGGTATGCTCATGAAATTATATGTGTTCACTAAGAAAGATATAGACAGATTCTTGATAGAGTGTAATTTTACACCGGACGAAGAAAGGCTGTTCCGGCTGAGATGTAAGGAACACACTCTTGAGTACTGCACTGAGGAAATGAACGTGAGCATATCCACGGCAAAACGATTAAGCCGGAGGGTGAACAATAAAATAATTAAAGTATGCTGATACTTTTCAGATACTTATATGGGTCTTAGACGAACTGTCTAAGGCTCTTTTTTTATGTAAAAATAGTCATAGAAAGTCATAGAATAAGTCATAGAATAAGTCATAGGAGGTGTACGAGATGGCATTATATAACAATCCTTATCAATATAGTTTTGGTGTCCCTGGGCAGATGAACCAGTTCCAGCAACAGCCTGTCCAGATTCCAGCTCAACCAGTGCAACAACCCCAGCAGAATAATAATGGAATCCTGTGGGTATCTGGCGAAGTTGGTGCAAAATCCTATCTGGTAGCACCCGGGACAAGCGTTTTACTGATGGATTCAGAATCAGAAAAATTCTTTATAAAATCCACAGACGTTTCCGGTATGCCACAGCCATTACGAACATTTGAATACCATGAGGTAGGCACTCATATGCCACCTAAACAGCCTGTTCAGAACATGGATAGTAAATACGTCACCAGACAGGAATATAACGATTTAAAGGGCAAATACGAAGCTATCATAAACCGATTAAATTCATTTTCTGAACCTGTTAGGGCTAATACTGTACAGGAATCAGCAATCAAGGGAGGAAATGCAGATGAGTAATCCATTATTTAACACACTTGGCGGTGGGATGCCACAGGGAAACGGACCAATGCAGATGATACAACAATTCATGCAATTTAAACAGAATTATAAGGGAAACCCAAAAGAAGAAGTTCAGAAAATGTTGCAGTCTGGAAGGATTTCACAGCAACAGCTTAATCAGGTTCAACAGATGGCAGGGCAGTTCCAAAATCTGCTGAAAAATATAAAATAGTACATTACAATCTGGCCAGATTGATGTAAATACAAAAAAGGAGATTATAACTATGGATGGAAATTTAACAGCATCAGACGTTGCTCTTTTGACCGGGAACAACAGAAATGATGGAATGTTTGGCGGAGATGGCGCATGGTGGCTTATCGTGCTTTTCTTGTTCGCATTTTGCGGATGGGGAAACAACGGCTGGGGCAATAATGGAAACGGCGGAGGATATGTAGCTACAGCAGCTACTCAGGCAGATATTCAGAGAGGATTCGACAATTCCGCTGTAATCAGCAAGCTTGACGGAATCAATAGCGGCCTGTGTGATGGCTTCTATGCTATGAATAACGGTATGCTTACCGGATTTAACGGAATCAACACAAACATCATGCAGACTGGTTTCGGCATTCAGCAGGCTATTAATGCTGACACTGTAGCAAATATGCAGAATACCAATGCACTCCAGGCACAGCTTGCAAACTGCTGCTGCGAAACCAGAGAAGCAATCCAGGGCATAAACTACAACATGGCACAGAATACCTGTGCATTGCAGAACACCATGAACAGTAACACAAGAGACATTATCGACAGCCAGAACGCCGGAACAAGGGCAATCCTTGATTACCTGTGCAACGAGAAGATATCCAATCTCCAGGCTGAAAATAACGACCTCAGACGTGCCGCTTCTCAGGATCGCCAGAGTGCGCTTCTCACAACTGCAATGGCTTCTCAGACACAGCAGCTCATTAATGCGATTAATCCAGCACCGATTCCGGCATATCAGGTTCCTAATCCGAACACATATTACGGATGCGGATGCAACACCGGATGTAATTGTTAACAACTTCATATCGAGAGTATCTTTCGATTGATTCGGATGTCGGCTTATGCCGTATTACACAGAGGGGCAGGCTGAGACCTGTCCTTTTGTGATATGAAAGGAGTATTTTTATGGCAGAATTTACAAATGTAGCTGCTCAGACTGTAGCAGCAAATGGAAACGTAGTATTTTCAAACACAGCAGTCAAAGGTTCTAACTGCATTCAACACAGGGAGGGAAGTGGAATCATCACCCTGAGAGGACTGACCAACCAGTGTAAAGCAAGATTCTTCGTGGATTTTTCTGGTAATATCGCAATTCCAACAGGCGGTACTGTCGGAGCTATTTCTCTGGCTATTGCAATCTCTGGCGAGCCTGTATTATCTTCACAGATGATTTCCACACCGGCAGCAGTAGACCAGTATAACAATGTGTCTTCTGGAATTTACGTGGATGTACCTCGCGGTTGTTGCGTTAATATCGCAGTAGAGAACACAAGCGATCAGGCTGTTTCTGTTGCGAACGCGAATATTGTCGTAACCAGAGAAGCGTAGGAGGTGTGATTATGAGAGATATTAAAGACTTATGCGCAAGAATTGAGGATGAGCTTTCCAAAATTGCTGATAATGGGCTGAACACTGGAAATCTGGAAATGACATACAAACTGATTGATATGTATAAGGATATCAAGAATACGCAGTACTGGGACAAGAAAGTGGAATATTACAATACTGTCCTTGATGAGATGCGTGGTGGCTACAATGACGATTACAGCGAACGTGGAAGAAAACGTGACAGCATGGGGAGATACAGCGCAAATGATGGCAGAATGATGCCGGATTACGACAGAGGTAGTTCTTATGCCAGACGTGGTGAGCATTATGTCAGAGGACATTACAGCCGTTCTGACGGACGAGATGCTTATGACGACTATATGACGCAGAAACAGAGCTATCGTTCCGGCAAATCCGAGGACTGCAAGAGAAAGATGCTTGCCGCTCTGGAAGAACATCTGGACGAACTCACAACAGAAATGAGCGATATGTCCAAGGATGCGGAGTGCCGGGAGGAACGTGATCTTGTTAAAAGATACGTGGAAAAGCTCAGGGATATGCTCTAATTGGCTAAAACATGTACCACAACTTTTTGAAGGTTCTGTGATACAATATATTCGTAGGGAAGATTTGTAATCAGAAATGCTTGACATAGACATTTTTATTGCTTTCCTCCTTTCTTTAAGCAGATGCGTGTCCTTAATAGAAACAGGTTCGGGGTGGAATCTGGAGGTTGAAAAGCGGATGCAATTTCCGACACGTATCATTGCCGTTAGTGCATGACGGCATACCTCCTCGTTAGCACATATAACTGAACAGTGGAATCCAACCCGTGCAGAGGTGCGCGACCGTATAGGCGGTGTTGACGTATCCCGAAACGTCTCGTGTTTAGGCATAGCACGTAAAATACCTTGCTAACCCGGGAATCCGGGTTATGTGGAATGTGCAGCTAGTGGAAAGCTGATAGGGACGAGTAACCTAGTCTCCGGTTCGATTCCGGGCGTTCCGCTTTGATTCGGTTAGAATTACGCTGTCTGTATACAGATGGTCTATGATTCGACTGAATTTATCTCATGAGAAAAGGTTATTGCTTATCCTGCTGTCTGGTGTCCGGATCAAAAAGCATAATGAAATGTAGCTCAGTGGTAGAGCAACATCCGCATAGGGTGCGTGTCGGCGGTTCGATTCCGCCTATTTCATTACCCTGCCAGTGGTCTAACTGGCTTAATCCACTTACCTGCGGCGGCAGGTCAATAAACACGACCAGGAGGATATATATGCAGAAACTTATTGACACATTAAAATCATTTGGAATTGAAATCCCGGAGGACAAACAGGCAGATGTGAAAAAGGCACTCTCTGAGCATTATAAAAATGCTAAAGAAGTAGTGAAAACCCTGTCAAAAGTCGAGGGTGAACGTGATGACTGGAAAGAACGTGCTGAGACAGCAGAAGAAACCTTAAAAGGCTTTGACGGTATCGACCCGGCGAACATTCAGACAGAGCTTGCTGGATGGAAGAAGAAAGCTGAGGACGCAGAGAAGGAATTCAATGCGAAGATCTACGAAAGAGATTTTGACGATGCTCTTAAAACTGCATTGGAAAATGTTAATTTTTCATCTCCAGCAGCTAAAAGATCTGTTACTGCTGATATCAAATCAGCTGGTCTTAAGCTTAAGGACGGAAAGATTCTTGGACTTAATGATTTACTTGAACAGATGAAACAGGATGAACCTGATACATTTGTAGATGAATCTCAGCAGCAGGCTCAGCAGAACCAGGCAAGGTTTACCACTCATGTTGGACAGCGGCAGACACCGGGAAACATGACCAAAAAAGATATCGAAGCAATCAAAGACCCGTCCGAAAGGCAGGCTGCAATTGCTCAGAATATCCAGTTATTCCAGTGATTTTTTTTCACCGACTATACACCAGAGTATAGCCGCTAACCCAATGCCTTAACAATTATGGGTAGAAAGGATTTTTTATATGGCAGCAAAAGCTAATCTTATTATGAGTAATGATATTCAGGTCACAGCACGTGAGATTGACTTTGTAACCAGATTCGAAAGAAACTGGGAACACTTACGCGAGATTCTTGGTATCATGCGTCCAATCAAAAAGACACCCGGAGCGGTTCTTAAATCAAAATACGCAGAAGGCACATTGCAGGATGGAAATGTTAAAGAGGGTGAAGAAATCCCTTACAGCAAATTCACTGTAAAAGAGAAGCCTTATGCAGAAATGAGTATTGAGAAGTACGCAAAGGCTGTATCTATCGAAGCAATCAAGGATCACGGTTATGAAAACGCCGTTCAGATGACCGATGATGAATTCCTTTTCCAGCTTCAGACCAATGTTACTGAAAGATTTTATAATTATTTGAAAACAGGTACCCTCACATTTACAGAAACTACTTTCCAGATGGCCCTGGCAATGGCTAAAGGCCGTGTTGAGAACAAATTCAAACAGATGCACAGAAATGTGACTGGCGTTGTTGGATTTGTCAACATTCTGGATGTGTATGAGTATATCGGAGCAGCTGAGATTTCTATTCAGAATCAGTTCGGATTCCAGTATATGAAAAATTTCATGGGATTCAATACAATCTTCCTGTTATCTGACAGCGAAATCCCGAGAGGACAGGTTATTGCAACACCTGTTGAGAACATCGTTCTGTACTATGTTGACCCGAACGAATCTGATTTCGCAAGAGCAGGACTTGTATATACCGTATCTGGCGAGACAAACCTGATCGGATTCCACACTCAGGGCAACTACCACACAGCAGTATCCGAAGCATTTGCAATCATGGGACTTACCCTCTTTGCAGAGTACATTGATGCTATTGCTGTCGGAACTATCAACGTAACTCAGACACTTGGAACTCTGACTGTAAACTCCACAGCAGGAAGTAAGAGCGGAGATACTAAAGTGACTGTTACTCCGACAAAAGCAAGCGCAGGAAATGCATATAAGTACAAAGTTGCATCTTCTGAGACTACTGTAGATTATGGCCAGAATGTGAAGAACTGGACTGCGTGGGATGGCGAATCTGACATTACCGCAACAACAGGGCAGGTAATCACAGTGGTTGAGTGTGACAGTACCTATAAGGCACTGAGCGCCGGACACGCAACTGTAACAGCAAAATGATAAGGAGCAGCTATGGAGAACGATATAAAAGATTTTAAAGAAGCTATGAAAACAGCGGTTGAATGGTTTCAGAAGAACTGCAACCCGCACCAGAAAATCATCATTTCGGGTGATGGAGTGGAAATGGTTTCAGGAGAAATGGCTTTTCCTGTGAAACCTGTAGATTGATCAGGAGGTAACTGGCATGGCTTATGCAGATTATAAATTCTATACAGAATCATTCGGCAATGTCGTGCCAGAAACCGACTTTCCACGACTGGCAGAAAGAGCCAGTGATTTCGTGGACACAATGACATTTGACAGACTGGTGGATGGACTGCCAACAAACGAACGCTCTCAGAAGCGTATCAAAAAGGCAGTCTGTTCATTGGCTGAATTAATGTATCAGATTGAGCTTGCTGAAAAAAATGCTACCAATGCCGCCGCCAGTGGAATATCAACCACAATCGGGTCCGGTGGTAGCACTACAGGCATTGTAACCTCTGTATCCTCTGGCAGTGAATCCATTTCCTACGCAACTCCTCAGCAGATCGGAGCAAGTGCAAAGGAATGGAGCGCAGTATATGCCGCCGCTGGAGATGTACAGAAAACAAATGACTTACTTCTTAAGACAGCTTTACCGCTTCTGATGGGAGTAAGGACGGATGATGGAATACCAGTTTTGTATGCAGGAGTGTGATAGAAATGATGGAATTAAAACAGACCGTTGAAATGATGAATAGTGCAGATTACAAGGAACGCTTTAAGGCAGAGTATATGCAGGTGGTTATTCGATATAAGAAACTTGCGAATATGCTTGAAAAATGGGATAAAGGAGAACTCCCATTTACTCCTACTTGTCCGAGAAGCACTTACAATATGCAGGTAAGAGCAATGACGGATTATATTGCCGTTCTGGAAGCAAGGGCAGTTATGGAAAAAGTTGATTTGGAGGTATGATTATGGACATTTCAATATTAGGCTCATGCGTAGCAATCGTTATGATCTGTTACATCGTAGGAATGGGCTGCAAAGCATCAAAAAGAATCTCTGATGAATGGATTCCAGTAATCATGGCGGTTATTGGTGGGATTCTTGGAGCTGTCGGGATGGGAATTATCCCGGATTTCCCGGCAACGGATTATATCACGGCAGTTGCAGTCGGTATGTTTAACGGATTGTCGGCTACTGGTGTAAATCAGGTTATTAAGCAGACAGTGCAGAAAGAGTGATTTTATGGGTGGACGTGGTGGAAGTAGCGGATTCACAGCAAATTCTAAAGTAGTTACTTTTCCCAGGAAGGAAAAATCAAATAATAATTCCAGAAAATGGGATTATAGAGGTTTTGTCCAAAGAACTGATTCGCTTGAAAAAGCAGTTAATGAAGCGAATACGAGAAAAAAAGTACAAACAGTATTTAAAGGATTAAGGGATCATGACAAAAATATAACTGCTGAATTAGACAGGATTGCTTCTGGAGTGAAAGATGCTGGAGATGAAAAGGCACTGATGACAGAAAGACGCAGAACGAGGTTATTAATCCGAAAAATTAAGTTCAAAGGAATATTGTAATGGCAAACAAGTCAACCAGTATCGCATACGAAAATCTAAACCGTCGCATATTTTCCGGTGTTGGTGAATACGGTATACCGCAGATAGAACCTGAGACGTTTGAGGGAACCTGTGAATTTGTCGGCTTCAATTATGCCAGAGGAAAATGCAGCAATCCAGAAGAGAAAACCGTTCATTTCTTCTTAGATGACTACCAGTTTAACGCGCTATGGAGAAACCCAGACAGGTACGCGGACAAGCTGAGCAGATTCCGGTACATTCTGACGCCAGATTTCAGCACTTACACTGATTTCCCGAAAGTTATCCAGATATACAATCATTACCGCAAACACTGGATAGGTGCATATTTGCAAGAATATGGTTGCCGTGTGATTCCAACAATATCATGGAGTACACCGGATTCTTACGATTGGTGTTTTGATGGGGAACCAGAGGGCGGAACGGTTGCAGTATCTTCTGTTGGTTGCATGAATGGAAAGAAAAAGAAAGAACTGTTTCTTTCTGGTTACAATGCCATGATTGAGAAGTTGCACCCAGAAAGCATTATCTTTTATGGGAAAGTGCCGGAAGAGTGTAAAGACAATATTGTCCGAATAAAACCATTCTCTGATAGATTTTTAAAAGCAATATGTGAAGGATAGGAGGGTATCATGTACGAAAAAACAGTGACGATTTTCAACTATTACGAATCAGCCACGACTGGAGATGCGTACTGGTACCCTCATGTTTTATCCGGTGTCGACCTTATTACGGACAAGGGGGCAATCCTTAAAAAGTACGGACCAGACGCAACTGACAACGCACAGTTACACGTTCGTTATACTGTCCAGAACGGTGATATAACCATTGCTGATAAAGACGGTAAGATTCTTCCATGGGTGCCAGTTAAAGAGTGGAAAAGGCAGATTAACAACGCTCTGGAAGACACTATCACATTCTCAGATGAATCGTTCTTCTGGGAGGGTGAGTGGACTGGTGGAATAGTAACCGATGGCGATTACCGAAATGGATTCTATCAGTACATGAATGAGAATAAGGATAATGTGTTCAAGATTACCAGTGTGGGCGGTCCGTATACGCTGATTCCTCACTTCGAGATTCTGGGTAAGTAATATGAGTAAAATTCATCATTTCAAAGGGTTCTCCATGGTTGATGGAGATATGAAAATCAAGCTGAATATGGACAGATTTTCCAGACAGTATCAAGAAGCTCAGTATCTCCTTGATGGAATGGTTATGGACAGCATGGTGCCATTTATGCCGATGATTACTGGAGACTTTATCAATAAGACAAGGGCAAGAAGTTCCTCTATGCAAGGCACAGGCTTTGTTTGTGCGGCGGCAGAACCTTATGGCAGATTCCTTTATATGGGAAAAACGATGGTGGACGAGCTGACTGGAAGTCCTTACGCTCGGCAGTATGCCAAGAAAGTTCTTGTTAGTCAGTTTTCTGGTCGGACAGCCGCAAAGGAGAATCTTGAATACACCAAACAGGCTCACCCACGGGCACAATCCCAGTGGTTTGATCCCGCTAAACGACAATACGGCAGTACATGGATTCGCAAAGTAAAAGCACAGGCAGGAGGTGGCAGACATGGCAGATAAACCTATCGGAAAAGATGCAACTGGATATGAGATTCTGACAGATGCCATGAAAGCACTTCTGAACCAGTATCCGGGACTGTACGATAATGAAACAATCAAATTTGAGGAACTCGGAAAGGAATCAGGAATTGCATTCTCGGCAGACAACGGGGCGTTGGTCTATTCAGAAAAAGAAGATGTTTGCGGAATAATGCACCAAATTTGTCAGTACCCATTTTATGTAGTGTACCGAACAGCATCCGACAAGGAACGGCAGAAGTTATCTGTTCAGAAGTTCCTGGATAATCTCGGTAAATGGATATGCCGAGAACCAGTTATCATAAATGGCTCTGAGACACGTTTAAATGCGTTTCCTGAGCTTTCACAGGGGCGAGTGATAAAACGCATCACCCGTGACAACTCCTATGGTTTAGAGCCACAGGAGAGTGGTGTACAGGACTGGTTATTGCCATTATCGGTACGCTACGAAAACACTTATGAAGTAATATAACAAGTAACAACCGGCTATCAGTTGGAGATAGTCGCTAACTTACACAGCCTTTTAAAAGTTATAGGCAGAAAGGACATTTCTATGGCAGTTACAGGAAAGATTGACCGTAAATATATGGCTCATTATATTGACGCAGGTTCCCTCTGCGGAGGACTGACACCAAAATATGAGCGTCTTGGAAAGGACCTGGAAGAGTACAACATCGAGCTCAACCCGGATACCGAAACATCTAAAAATATTCTTGGAGAATCCACATTTAAGCATAACGGCTATGAGGTATCTTCTGATGCCGATCCATTTTATGCAGATACCACTTCTGACCTATTCACGGCGTTACAGAAGATTGTAGACGGACGCCTCAAAGACGATAGCCTCAAGACAAAAGCAGTTGAAGTTCATCTCTGGACAGAAGCCACATCAGGCAAGTATGAAGCATATCAGCAGGACTGCTACGTTGTGCCGACATCCTACGGTGGAGACACATCTGGCTATCAGATTCCATTTACTGTCAACTATGTTGGCGAACGTGTAAAAGGAAAATTTGATATCAGTTCCGGTACATTCACAGCTGACAGTGAATAAGCACATACACAAGGAGGATATGCTAAATGGCAAAAGTAATTAATACCAAAATTGATGATGGAATTTTTACATTCACGTTTACCAACAACGAAGACGAAGTTTTTTCTTCTTTCAAGCTTAACCCGACTGATATCAATGTAGCAGCACGTGCGGAGGAACTGGGAGAGTACTTTGACCAGCTTAAAAATTCTATTCAAAAAGTCACATCTGGTAAGGAAGTGGCAGAACTGAGCAAACAGATCGAAGACAAAATCAACTATCTGCTCGGATATGAAGCATCAAAAGACCTGTTCAAGGAGCCGATCACAGCGACTACTGTATTCGGCAATGGTCAGGTATTCGCCTACATCGTACTTGACAAGATCGCAGAAGCAATCGCACCGGAAATCGAAAAGAGAAAAAAGAAAATGCAGACGGCAGTCAATAAGTACGTGGAGAAATATACAAAATGACCGCCTATGAGCTACCCACCTCACTGAACATAAGTGGGGTGGATTTTTCTATCAGAACGGATTTTCGAAAAATAATAGGCATATTAATCGCTCTTGGAAATCCGGATTTTAGCAATGAAGCGAAAGCAATAATTGCTGTTCAGATAATGTACGAAAAATGGTGGGAGATACCAGAAGAAAATTTAAGCGAAGCTCTTCAAAAAGCTTATGAGTTCATCGACTGCGGACAGTCTGACGATAATCCGAACCGCCCAAAACCCCGTTTGATGGACTGGGAACAGGACGGAGACATGATTGTGCCAGCAGTAAACAAGGTTGCAGGTAAAGAAATCAGAGCCGTGCCGTACATGCACTGGTGGACGTTTTTCGGATATTTCATGGAATCCGGCGAGTGCCTGTTCAACACAGTTGTTGGAATCCGGTCAAAAAAAGCAAAGGGCGAAAAGCTCGATAAATGGGAAAAGAAATTCTATCAGGAAAATAAGAACATTATTGATATAAAAACACGTCTCAGCGAAGAGGAGCAAGCGTACAAGGATGCGCTGAATGAGATGTTAAACCTCAAATAGTTAGGAGGTGAATGTATGGCTGCTGATGGCTCAGTCATTATTGATACCAGAATGGATACAACCGGTGTCCAGAATGGTGTCTCAGCTATAAAACAGTCATTTAACGGCCTTGGAAGTGCTGTAAAAAAAATCGGTCTGCTGATTGGTGGGGCTTTTGCAGTTGGTAAGTTAGTACAGTTCGGCAAAGAGTGCGTGGAACTCGGCTCTGACCTTGCGGAAGTACAGAACGTGGTCGATGTTACATTTACAACCATGTCTGACAAAGTAAATGAATTCGCAAAGAACGCCATGACTTCTGCCGGATTATCTGAAACTATGGCAAAAAGGTATGTCGGCACGTTCGGAGCAATGTCTAAGTCGTTCGGATTTTCAGAATCACAGGCTTACGACATGTCAACGGCCCTGACACAGCTGACTGGTGATGTGGCATCATTCTACAACATCAGTCAGGACTTGGCTTATATCAAACTGAAATCAGTGTTTACGGGTGAAACGGAAACATTAAAAGATTTGGGCGTGGTAATGACCCAGTCGGCACTTGACCAATATGCACTTGCAAATGGCTACGGCAAAACCACATCTGCAATGACTGAACAGGAGAAAGTTGCTCTCCGCTTTGCTTTTGTGCAGGAACAGTTATCAGCCGCATCTGGTGACTTCATTCGTACTTCTGACAGCTGGGCGAACCAGGTGCGAGTGATGCAGTTGCAGTTGCAGTCCCTCAAGGCAACAGTCGGACAAGGGCTGATTAATATTTTTACACCTGTTCTGAAAGTAATCAATATTCTTCTCGGTAAACTGGCGACTCTGGCAAACGCATTTAAGTCATTCACGGAGCTTATTACTGGCAAGAAATCTTCCGGTCAAACGAGCGGAAGTGGAGCAGGCCTTGCCGGAACAGACGCGATCGCAGATACAGCAGATCAGTATGGACAGGCAGCGGATAATGCAGAGAAACTGGCAGATGCCACGAACGACAATGCAAAAGCCACAAAAAAAGCGAATAAGGAAACAAAAAACTATCTTTCGTCACTTGATGAAGTTCACAAAGCCACATCTACTGGCAGCAATTCATCTTCCACACCATCTTCATCTGGTGGAAGTGGTGGAGCAGGTAACAGCGGTCTTCCGAGTTCAGTTGGTAATGTGGACTACGGAAATCTCGCAGAAGGTGAAACCGCGCTTGATAAGATTAGCGATTCCGCAAAGAAACTTGCTGACCTTCTCAAAAAACTCTGGAAACCGTTCCGGGAAGCATGGAAAAAAGAGGGTAAGAATACCATTGATGCGGCAAGTATTGCTTTGTCGGGAATTGCAAAACTTGCTAAGAGTGTAGGTAAAAGCCTTGTAGAGGTCTGGACAAATGGCACAGGCACAACGATGCTTACGACCATGCTGAGGATTGCTCAGAACGTGCTTAAAACTATCGGTAATATTGCATCTGGTTTCGCTGATGCTTGGAATAAGAACAATGTCGGAACGCAGATTATACAGAACATTGCAGATGCCCTTGTGGTGGTTATGCAGTTTGTTGAAAAAATCGCAGAGGATACAGCAACATGGGCGGCAAACTTGGACTTCTATCCGTTACTAGAATCCATCAGTAACCTGACCAGTACCTTTGCGCCAATTCTGGAATCTATCGGAAATGTTCTTGAATGGATTTATAACAATATTGTTCTCCCAATGCTGAAATGGCTGATTGAAACAGGAATTCCGACAGTGATTAACCTAGTGTCTGATTTGGCTGGATTCTTTGCAGATCATCAATCAATCATTGAAGCATTTGGCGCAGCTCTGATCGGAGCATTTGCGGCAGCGAAGATTGCAGGCTTAGCTTCGAGAATCGCAGGAAGTATAACGACAGTAGCAAGTTTCATTAAGGGTCTTATTGCACTCATGACCGGCTCTGGCGGCATTATTGGTGGAATCAAAGCCATTGCGACAGCTGTCGGACCGGGCGGAATTTTTATAGCAGCAGTAACAGCTTGCATTGCGATTGGTGTATTGCTGTACAAAAACTGGGACAAAATAAAAGAAGTTGCAGGTGCGGTATGGAGTTGGATTAAAGACAAAACCATAGCTTTCGTTGATGGAATAAAATCCAAACTAAGTGATTTGGCAGAAAAGATTGTTTCTATTTGGAATGGTATCAAATCAAGTGCAAAAGAAAAGTGGAGCGCTATATGGTCCACTATAAAAGAAGTTGTAAAGAGGATAGTTGATGGAATCGTTGATAAATTCAAAAGTGCAAGAGACAAGGTTGTTGATACGTTCGAGGGTATTAAAAACAAAGTTAAAGAGATATTCAATAAAGTTATCGGTATCGTAAATGGCGCAATCGGTACGGTGAACGGCGCGATCAGTGG